AAGCAAAAGAATTAAAGAACATGGAGCATTTAGTCAAGGAAGTAAAGTTTATATGGATCTTGTTCCAGATTATGCTTCTAAAATATTAAATACAACATTGTTTCAAAATGCATTAAAAAATTAAAATGAAAGAAAAACCTTGTTATAATTGTCACATTATTAAGAATATTAGTGACATGAAGGAAATTGGAGTATGGGTGTGTAATGCATGTTTAGACAAGTATGATAAACCAACTAAAGTAAAGTCTAAAAAATTAAATAATAAATGACATGACAGAAAATGACTTAAAAGAATTAAACTTTAATAAAATAGTTGTTACTACTGAAGAAAGTGATAATGAAAAAGAATATTATTATTATGAATTAATAATAACAGACGGTTTGCATTTAGTTTCTTCAGACAGTGATGAAACTAAAGATAATAAATGGACAGTCAAGAATTTTGACTGGCCAGCAGCAATATTTACAACAAAAGAAAGTATTAATAGTCTTATGTTTTTATCAGATAAATACAATAATAAATAATGTATATTGGTAAATACATAAAGAAAGATGGAAAAATCAAACATAATAGTTTAGAAGATAAAACTAAGTATGATATTTTCTTAAGTAAAATATCTGAAGGACAAATTTTAGATATATATATTGATTTAGCTAGTGCAGATCATAGTAAAGCACAACTTGCAAAAGTACATGCTTGTATAAGAGAAATAGCAAAAGAATCTGGTTATACGTTTGAAGAAATGAAAAATATAATCAAAGAATCTACTGGATTAGAGGATAAATCTTTTGCAGAATGTAGTAAAGATGAACTTATGTTAGCTATTGAAGCTTGTATTCAGATTGGTAGAGACCAGTTTAATATTAATCTAGGGTAGGTTCAACATAATTTTCATCACCTCGTTCAAGAATTTCTTTTTCATTGAATAATTTATTTTCTGTAGCTTGTTTTTCAGCCTCAGATAATAAAAGAATAAGAGTGTAAAAAACCCTTTGCATGTCATCTAAGTCTTCATATTTTTTAGACATTAGTTCTGTAAAATATTCAGGTTTTTGAGTTTCTACATTTAAACTTTTAAGAACTACATATGATGCTGCTTTAGCCATCATATAATAACTCTTATTAATTTGGATATTAAGAATAGCATCATCCTTAAGTTCTTTTGCTTTTATCATTGTATAATTTTTAACAAATATAATAAAAAAATGGATTTTGAAGAAATAAAACAAAAATTATTTACTAAATTTGTAGACTCTGGATGGGATAAAGTTTTTAGATCATTTGTTTATAGTACTGATTTTGAAAATATAATAACAAAATTATGGGAATCATCAATAAACAATAACAAAAAATTTACACCACCCTTAAAACAAGTATTTAGGGCATTTGAAGAATGTCCTTATAATAAACTCCAAGTTGTTATAATAGGACAAGATCCTTATCCACAATTAGGAGTTGCTGACGGTATATCATTTAGTTGTAGTAATACAAATAAATTACAACCAAGTCTTAAATTTATTCTACAAGAGGTAGATAGAACTGTATACAATAATAAAATTATAAGTACAGACCTAGATCTTAAAAGATGGTCAAATCAAGGTGTACTTATGCTTAATACAGCTCTTACAACTGAAGTAGGAAATATTGGTAGTCACTATGATATATGGAAATTATTTACTGCATATTTACTAGATTGGTTAAATATTAATAATTCCGGACTTGTATATGTTTATATGGGTAAAAAAGCAGAAGAATGGTCATCCATGACAAATGATTCTAATATAAAATATTTTGTAAAACATCCTGCTAGTGCAGCTTATAATGGATCTAACTGGGATAGTGGAGACATATTTAATTTAATTAATACACATAAAAAAATAATTTGGTAATGACAGAAATATTTACAAAAATAATTGAGAACAGATTAACACCTAATACATTTTATGTTTTGTATTGTATTAAAGAAAATATAATCCCTGATAAATTTATTAATAAAGAACTAGAATGTACTAGATTAAAAAATGATTTATGGATCACAAATAATTTGGAATTAACAAGTAAAAGTATTATCTTTATAGCAGAAATTGATGGCTACTTCAAAAAGTCTAAAAAATTAACTTCTAAAGAATTAATGGGTGATAATTTTATGCTTAATATACAAGCATATGTAAATATATTTCCTAATAAAAAATTATCTTCTGGAAAATATGCAAGAGTACCTGCAAAAAGTCTTGAAAATTCTTTTAGATGGTTTTTTGACACATATAATTTTGATTGGCAAATAATATTTTCAGCAACACAAAAATATATTTCAGAATATGAATCTAAAGATTATGAGTATATGAGAAACTCTCAATACTTTTTAAGAAAACAAAATATTGATAAAAGTTGGGATTCTGATTTAGCTACATATTGTGAATATCTAAGTAATGATCCTGAAGAAGAAAATGAAAATTATTGTGAGTTAATTGTATAATTTAAATTGTAAAATGTATGTCAAAATTGTTTAATGGAGCGAATCACTTATTACCAGTAAGTGAAAGAAGTAGTTTAGAAAAAGGTTTAATCAAAATGAAAGCACGAAGAGAAGGAAAAATTCCAGCTCTCAAAACTGCTTGGGTAAAATTTAATGATGCATTCTGTGATGGATTAGAATGGAGGACTATCACCGTAGTTGGTGCAAGACCAGGAACAGGTAAAACTTTATTTATGGAACAAATAATATCTGATATTATTGAAAAAAATTCAGAACAAGAGTTTCGTGTTTTAAAGTTTCAAATGGAAATGGTTGATGAAACAAGTGCTATTAGAAAATTTAGTTTAGTAACTGGTGCAGACTATAATACACTAATGAGTAAAGATAATAAACTTGTTGACAAAAAAGTATATGATAAATGTGTAGAATATTACAAAGAATCTGAAAATAATGACATAATTAATGTTATTTATGATGTATGCACAATTAATGAGATGTGTTCTACAATTCATTATGAATTTGAAAGACATAAAAAAGAGGATGGTACTTATAATAACATGTTAGTTGCTATAGATCATGCTGCATTATTTAAAAATGATGTAGGGCAAAGAGATAAATTTGATATGTTAGGTGCATTAGGAGAAGCTTTAACTTTTATGAAGAAAAAGTATCCAGTTGCCTTTATAGTCTTAAGTCAGTTAAATAGAAATATTGATGATCAAAAAAGACAAATAGAAGGTACATATGGAAACTATATATTAGATTCTGATATATATGGTTCAGATGCTTTATTACAACATGCTGATGTTGTTATTGGTATAAATAAACCATTTTTAAGAAGATTAAAGAAATATGGTTCAGAAAAGTTTTTACTTGAAGATCCAGAAATATTAGTATTTCACTTTTTGAAATCCAGAAATGGTCAAACAAGAATTAGTTTTTTTAAGCTTGACAGAACTACTATGAGAATAATAGAAATTCCAAATCCTCCAAGAGAAACAATGAATAAGTTAAATGTAAATTAATAAATATGAGTAATAACAATTTAAGAAAAGAAAAAGAAAGAGAGTTCTATATAGATCATATGGAAACTTTTAAAACAATGGGTTTAGTTGAACCATTTTTTACTATTAAAACTGCATTTTTTAAGAAAGGAAAGTACGGTAAACAATGTCAATTCTTTGAGTGGGAATTGAAAAAACAAGAAGATATATATATTGAATTTTATGAAAATGTATATGATTCTTCTGGAAAAAATACAGATATTGTACCTGGAATTAATGAAAGACAGTTATTTAAACTTAAGCATAATCCTTTTTTTCATGAAGAGTATGATGTAACAGAAACTATTGATTTAGATGGAAAAGTAGATAGAAAATATCTTGTTAATGTTAATGAGATGCTTGCTGTTTTAACAACTGGTCAAGAAATTAGTTATTCTCTTTACGAAAAAAGAAAAGAAGATCAAGAATTAAGTATACCACAATTACAAACATCATTAACTATGTTTCCTGATTTTGAGGAAGAATATTCTCCTAAAGCAGAAGAAGATCTTGTAATTGATGAGGATGAATCTGTTTCTGATATTTTAATGAGAATAAGTATAGAATTTGAAAAACTAGCAAAAAAGTTATGAGTATAGTACTTCCAACAGTTAAAGAAAAAGCAACAAGAGTTAATCCAAAAAGATTATTAGTATATTCTAAACCTAAAACAGGTAAAACAACTGCATTTGCAGGTTTAGATAATAATTTATTAATAGATCTAGAAAATGGTGCTGATTATGTAGAAGCAATGAAACTTAAAGTTAATTCTTTAAAAGAGTTGTATGATGCAGGAAAAGCAATTAAAGAAGCAGGTAAACCTTATAAATATGTTACAATTGATACAGTAACTGCATTAGAAGAAATGATAATGCCGTTAGCAGTAAAGTTGTATAAAAATACATCTATGGGTAAAAACTATGATGGAGACAATGTATTAAGTTTACCTAATGGTGCAGGATATTTATATATTCGTCAAGCTTTCTTTCAAGTTCTAGATTTTATTGATACCTTAGCACCCCATATTATTTTATCTGGTCACATTAAAGACAAACAAGTAGATGATAAAGGTGAAATGGTAATGTCTGCAAATATTGATTTAACAGGTAAAATTAAATCTTTAATTTGTGCAAATTCAGATGCGATAGGTTACATGTATAGAAAAGATAATAAAACAATTTTATCTTTTAAAACTAATGAAGAAGTTACTTGTGGTGCAAGACCAGAACACTTGCGTAATGAAGAAATAGTAATTTCTGAGATGATTGATGGTGTTATAAAGACATCATGGGAAAAAGTTTTTGTTTAACAATTTAAAAAAATTAAAAAAATGGCATTAAGTACAGAAGATCTTGGTAACGGTGGAACCGGTTTACCAAAAACAATTAGTCCGGGTAATAAAGTGTTAAAAATAAATAACATTGAATTAGAAGACTTTAAATTTATTGATAAAGCATATCATTTAGTTTTGCATGTTGAAACAGAACCAATTGAAGGATTTGAAGGGTTTATGATTGACAAAAATGATGAATCAAAAGGTCATTTTAAAGGTCAAATTGGGAAAATTAAAGCTTCTCAATATGCATATTCAGATGGTGAAACAAAAACAGGAATAAAAATTCAAAGAGATAGAGCAATTCTAATCTTTTTGCAAAATTTTTGTAAAACTTTAGGAATAAATGAATGGATGTCAGAACAACATAACAAACATGATACAATTGAAGCTTTTGTTAAAGCATTTAACAAAACAGCACTAGTTAAAGATAAGTATCTTGAATTTTGTGTTGCTGGTAAAGAATATGTTGGTAAAACTGGTTATACTAACTATGATTTATG